GTTCAGGAGAAACATTATGTTATTATTATAGAATCTCTTATGAGAGGATGTTGTCGACTCGGAAGATTCTGTAGTACTGGTTAGTCTTAACAGCTGCAAGACCGTCCTGAGGACCAGCAGTACCAGCATATGGGTTAGCGATCATGCCGTAGCGAGTCTTGAACCCGATACGTGGCTGGAAGTCGTTCTCACCAACAGCACGTACCATTGTTAATGGAACGTATGGGCAATAGAACACACCAGCGTCATATGGGTTTGAACCCTTGTAACCAACGTTAACATAGTTAGCGTTTGCATATGGATCAATGTAGACACGGATACGACCGTTCAATACACCAGCGAATGTGTTACCAGTGTCATCGATGTTCAAAGAAGTTGAAAGAGCAGGAGCGTAATCAAGAGCGCCAGAAGCTGCAAGAGCTGTTGCAACGTCTGAAGAACAGATTACGAAGTTACCCTTACCACGTCTTGTATCTTTCGCGATCTGGTTTGATTCACGATCGAGTTGAACAAGAAGACCCTTGAACTTCTCAGCAGACCAACGGCCATCAGCATCAGTCGAAAGATCGAAGATACCTGAGTTAGCAATGTTGGTGTGGATAGTTCTGTCACAACCTGTCTTAGCTTGTGAGTTCAAAGTACGAACTACTTCACGGTTGATTTCAGCCAAGATTTCTGTTGACAGAATGTTAGAAAGTTCTGTCTCAGCGTCAAGACCATGAATCGCTTTCAAGTCTTGAGCGAGTTCTAAGCTGTATTCAGCTTTCAACGCACGAGACTTAGCTGTAACAGTTGCTTTCTCGATTGTGAAGCCCATGTTACGGAAAGCTGTTTCGTCAGTTGTACCCAACTTCTCAGCATTTTCTGTAGTCATACCACCAGCAAAGATGTCAGTAAGACGATCGTTGTCGAGAGAAGAGTCACCATTTGAGTCAGTAACACCGTACAGACCTGATGGGTTGTCTGAGTCATGAGTACCAGCTGAGTCGCCAGAGAAGTTAGTTTCTGCTTCATTGAACAGAGCTTCTCTTGAAGAAGTTGAACCTGAAGTGTAACGAGCCTTCATTGCGAAGATCAGACCAGTTGGACCAGTCATTGGTTGAACACCACACACGTCATAAGCGATCATGTTTGGCATTGCACGACGAACGAGTGAGATCAATACTGGATCCCAACGATCGATTGAGGTTGTGTTAGTAGCAGGAGCCGCTTCAGTCATGAACTGGCTCTGCGCACGCTCTTCACGAAGAGCTTTTTCTGTGTTCTCAAGAACAACAGCGGTTACTGATTTGCGGTGGTAATCGGAAATAGAACCAGCAGACTCTTCGTTGAGTACTGGGGCCCACTTTTCCACTAGGTGATCATATGATTGCATCTTGTGCACTCCTTATTTTATTTTTCAGCACTTCTTCTGATAGCTTCAACATACTTTGACATAACGTCTGAAGTTTCAACAGTTGCTTCTTCGTCTTCATCAAAGCTCTCTTCAAGCGTAGCAGATGATTTTTGAGTTTTAGTAAAATATGATTCTTTAACTACAGTTACTTTTCTAGCAAAAGTTTCTTCGTCTTCAAAATCAATGTTTTCTACCAAGTCTTTTAGCTTCTCAACTTGAGTTTCAGCTAAATCACGTGATTGCTCACGGATAATTGATTCACGCTGATAACCTTCAAGTAGTGTAGCCATTTCGATAGCATCAGCAGTAGTTTCGTTCAGCTTCTCTTCGAGTTCTGATACTTGCTCTGCCAATTCGTCAACTAGGTCAACTTTTGATTCAGGTACATCGATGTAAGATTCGGTGAATACGTCTTTCAACTTATTCATGAACTCTTCAGCAATTTCAGTACGTAAACCAGTCTGGATAGCGACTTGATTGTCTTCCATCCACTTTTCGACAACGTAGTTTAAATAGCTGTCAACTTTCTCAACGAGCTCGGCTTTAGTAGCATTGACTTCTTCTTGCAATGAAGAAGCATATTCAGCTTCTAAACGATCGATTTCTTCAGAGATCTTTGACTTAACAGCAGCTTCAAAAATGATTTGAGTCTTTTCTTTGAACTCTTCGGAAAGAGTAGCTTCTGATTCAACAAGAGCACTAAGATCTTCTGAGAAGTCATAGTCTTCCTGTTGAGGAGCTTTAGCTACAGTTCCTTGAGCACCTGGCTCATCCTTACCATCTTTGTCACCTTTGCGCTTTGGAGCTTGCTTTTTAACTGCATCGGCTGCTTTGGAGACAGCTGCTACAGATTGTTGCTCTGCGTTTTTTGGATCCATGGCTTCTTCCACGACTTCGTCCTCAACTTCGTCATGGAGCTCAACGTCTTGATCCAAATTTTGATCTTCAGTCATGATGACTCCTTATATTTTAGATTTGAGTAACGAGAGGAAATTCTTAAACTCACGAACCTGGGTCTCATAGAGATCCTTTCGCGGAGCATTTTTAATTTCAGTCTCCATTCTTTCAATTGCCTGAGGAACGATAACACCGTTATCCCATATCCATTCTACACCTTCCATGATCCCATTAACAAAAGCATCTGGTGCAGATGGATCCTGAACGATGTCAATGGCGTTCATCATATAATCGTCTTTGACGACCATACCACCATTTCTATCCTGCTCAAGACTTCCCATACCACGAGTCGAAACGCCAACCCTGACACCGCCATCGAGGAGACCTTTAACAATCTGACCCATTGGAGTGTTCAATATTTTGGCTTTTCCCATCACATTATCACCATCCCATTTAAGTTCGGTGATTAAATGTGAAACTTTATCAAGGTTAACAGTTGGTCCCTCTGGATGGTTTAACTCTCCAACTGATCTTCCCTTTGAAACTTGTTCGTCGACATATTTGCCGACAGCATTTTCCATTACATTGCGTGGGTATGTACGCTTGTTCCGGTTTTCTTTTGCAGCTTGTGCAAATACACCTTCAATGTAATAGTCTTTACCGCCGCCCTCTTTAGCTTCGGTAATATAGCTAATTGATTCATCTACGTATTCTGCAATTAACTTCATTTCATTGCCTTAAATTGCTTCACAAATTGAGTAGCAGCTTTCTCTGCTTCTTTTTGTGATTTATAAACGTCAAGTTGGTCGCCATCTACGTAGGCCACAAACTTGCCTTTGTCCTTATGAATCATTACTGG